TCAGGCCCTGACCTTTCCGAGGGTCGGCGCTCCTACACCACGCCACGGGGCACTATCGATGCCGGGGAGCCAGTCGCCAGCGGTCGCCGCCAGCCGGTCCTTTACGGCCGCCAGATCGTGGCGTGCTTTCGGCGTGCCGACATCGTTGAGATCGATCATCGCGCCCCCTCAGGCCAGTAGGACAAGGCCGCGCTCGGCGCGGGTGATGGCGGTATAGAGCCAGCGGCGGCGGTCGATCTCGCTGCGGCCAAGCCCGTCGTCCCAGACGATCACATTCTCCCACTGTGATCCTTGCGCCTTGTGGGCGGTGATCGCCCAGCCGTAGGTCGCCTCGGTCAGCTTGCGCTTTTCCCGCCAATCGCGGTCATGGCGCTTGGCGTCATAGGAGACGTGATCCTCGAAATGCCCCTTGTAAATGCGCAACCGGCCCGGGCGGCCGTCGCTGTCGAAGGGCGAAACACGCCGTCCGTCCTCGTCATGCACCACGGCCGAGAAATAGAGGCTGCCCTCGTCGACGATATCCTCGAGGGTCAGGAACATGCCGTTGATAAGCCCGAGCGAATTGTCGTTCTTCAGGCAGATGATCTTTTCCGCCGCGCCAGTGGGCAGATACGTCCCGCCAAGGCCAGCCGCTGTGCGCATCGCATTGTTGATCTGCAACCGTGTCGCGTTCAGCCCGCAGATCAGCTGGCCGCCGCGCAGCGCTTGTTCCGGCGAAATGTCGCCCTTGCGCATCTTGGCGACATGGGTGTCGTAGGTGCCAAAACCGATGGGCTCGCCCATCCGCGCCATGGTGGCGAGACGGATGATCGCGCTCTCGGCCGCCTGGCGGTGGATCTCGGTCAGCATCACGTCAGGCGCATCGCGGGTGAAGGCTCCTTCGCCCTTAATGGGCGGCAACTGTCCAGGATCGCCCAGAACGAGGATCGGTTTGCCAAAACTCATCAGATCGCGCGCCATTTCCTCTCCCACCATCGACACCTCGTCGAGCACGATCAGCCTTGCATCGGCGGCGTCGCTCTGCGGGTTCAGCGCGAAACGCGGGTGTTTCATCGCCGAAAGCGCCTGGCGCATCGCTTCGATGGTGGCCTCGGCGGTTGTGTGCGCGAAGCCGGTCAGGCGCCGGGCGGCGATCTCGGCTTCCCGCACCTTCTCTGCGGCGGCCTCGATTTCTTCCTCGGTCGCCTCGATCACCGAATATATCAGGCTATGAATGGTGCGCGCGGGCGTGCCCTTGCGGGTCAGCACCAGCGCGGCCTTGCCGGTGAAGGTGGCGGTGACCACACCCGGCAGGCAATTGCCGTCTCTGGCGCTGCGATGGGGCGAAAGACCAAGCTCGTCGAGGGCGAATTTCAGCACGGTGGATTTTCCGCTGCCGGCGTAACCGAACAGTCGGAACACCTGCTGCTGTTCCCTGCGGGTGTCGAACCAGTCCCTGATCGCGGCGATGGCGGCGGCCTGCGCAGCCGAGGGGGTGAAATCACTCATGTCCTGGAATCTCCACGGTGTAATCCTTGACCACGCCGCCGCGGGTCGGATCGCCGACCTCGCATTGGCGCACGAAGACGCGCCGGCCATCGGCCAGTCGCCGCCAGTGGCCGCGACGCAGGTGCCAGCGCGGGCTGGCATGGCTGCCACCCTGCGGCGGGATGGCGGCGCGCAGCCGCGCCGGGTCGATGGCAACCTGATGCCAGACCCAGCCGCGCACGCCCTCGCGGGCCATGCGCGAGCGCTTCGCCAGCGACAGCTTCTGGTCGCGGATGCCCGGGGCCGAGCCGAGGATGGTCATCGCCCGCCAGACGATCCCGGCAGCGACCTCGCCATGGCCACGGATGGTCTGGTCCTCGCACTCGGTCGGATTGCCCTCGATCTCGGCCATGCCGTCGGGGTGCAGCCAGACCCGGACCAGACAATCGGTCCAGCCGCACGGCGCCCGCCTGCGCATCAGGAATGCCGCCTCGACAATATCACCCTTCTGGCGGGCGCAGACGATCAGGCCGGAAGGCGCGGAGCGCTGCTCGCGCAGCTCGAAGATCACTGCCGGATTCGGCAGCCGGATCGGCCCCGAGAACACGCGGGTCATCGCCTGATCGACGACATCGCTATCGAAGGCGGCCTGATCGTCGAAGAAGTAGATCGGCGCGAACTCGGCCGCCGCGAGCAGGTCCGAGGACCAGAAGCGCGCGCGCTGCGTGCGCAAGATGCGTTTCAACTCGTAAGCGTCGGGGATCATGGCCGCTCTCCCCAGCACCGACCCGCCCAAGCACAGGGCCCGTGCCATTTGCCCGCCGCCATGCCGCCACGACAGACGACGGCGGTGGGCTCGGCCGCGGCGCGCGGGAGCCATTCGCCGGCCTCGGAGGCCCGCACCACGGCGACGGCGCGATCCGACATCTCCTGCGCGAGATGCGCGTCGAAGGGCACGAGCTCGGCGTGCAGTTCCATCGTGTCGCGGTTCAGCGCGGTGAAGAGCGCCGGGGCCGGCAAGTCCATGTAGGCCTGATAGAGCGCGATCTGGGCGGCATAGACCGGCCGCGCGAGGCTGACGCCGCGCTTGACCACGTCCTTCCAGCTGGTCGCCCCGAGCGCCTTGTTCTCCCAGAGCGCGGGATAGTCCATCGCGACCGGGCCCGAGACGAGGCAGCCGTCGATATGCCCCTTGAAGCGCCCGCCGAGGGCTTCGAATCCGAACTGTCGGCCGTCCGGGCGCTCGGTGCGGAGGTCGAAACCCGCGATCCGGAACCAGCCCGCGACGATGTCCTCGGCCCGGTGGCCCGCCTCGAAGATGCGCAGCGTGCGCGGCGCGAACTCCTGGCCCTCGTCCTTCGGCGCCGCGAGGAAGTCGTACTGGATCTGGCGCAGGCAGTCGCGGCCGAGACCCGAGGAGCTGACATAGGTGCGCGGCCGCTCGGCGCGATGGCGCGCGGACAGCGCCGTGTCGATGGCCGCGGACACCGCTTCCGCGATGGGTGGGCGCGGCGCGCCGGCGCCGTAGAGGAAGCCCGAGCCGTGGTTGAGGTCGATCATCGCTCGCGCTCCCAGAACCCGCCGGCCTGCGCGATGCAGGTCAGCTTGTGGAACTGCGCGTCCGTCAGCCGGGCGTTCTCCCCGAACCGCGCCAGCTTCTCGCGGAGGCTGTCGCAGAACTCGATCTCGAAGTCGGTGACGGCGTTCTCGGTGGCCGCCTCGAGCAGAGGCTTCCAGCTGCAGGACGCGGTGTCGTCGTTCAGGTCGATCATCGCACGCCCCCTCAGAACGGAATGGGGTCGTCGAGGACCGTGCCGGTGCGCTCCTTGTGCGCTGCCTGGTCCTGCATGCTGTCGATGTAGCCGGTGACCGCCGCCTCGATCAGGCGGTCGATGTCTGCGGCGCTGCGGTGGAAGAAGGGCTCCATGAGCCCGAGATCGGTGAGCGCTTCGGCGAAGGGCGTCCGCGCATCGCGGATCGCACGGGCCTCGCGCGCGGTCTTGTCGATCATGCCGTTGTTCCTTTGGGCGATAGCGCTGCCCACGTCCTGACAGCGGCGCGAGCAGAAGCGGTGGTAGGGGTGGCGATCCCAGCGAAGGCCGTGGCAGTAGCCGAAGCCGCGCGCCTCGCGGGCGCAGACGGCGCAGAGCGCTACCTCAGCAAGAAGGTCGCGATCGGGTCCTCGGGCGGCCAACCCGCCCTCTGGAGCTTTTCGGACTGGAGCACGATCCAGCGGGAGATCGCGTTGCTGGCCATGGCTTCGAGGTCGCCGAGGCTGAGGCTTGCGATGGGGGCGTGCAGTCTTCCTCGGGCCTCGAGCCATCGTCCGATCTCCAGCGCCGCCTCGCGCGTTACATGCGCCTGCCATTCATCCGGGGTCATCGGCCCGGCAGGATCGCGCCGGGCCTCGGGCAGCGGCGAAGTCCGGCCAGACCTCCGCCGCCGTGCTGCCGACCGCGCCTCAGCCATTGAGCCAGGCGGGCATGCCGGTCGCCGGCGCTCCGCCCGGCGCGGACGGCGGAGATGCGGGCGATTGCTGGGCGGGCGACTGCTGCGTGGGCTGCGGCGCGGGCGCCTGTGCGCCCCAGGCCGGAGCCGCCGCCGGCGCTTGCGGCTGCGCACCCCATGCCGGCGTAGGCGCCTGCCAGCCCGGCGCCGGCGCGCTCGCGGCTTTCCGCGGCGGGGCGTTGACGGGCTCCGGAGGAACGGCTTCGCCGCGCATGATTGCTGCGTGCTGCGGCTCGTCGGGCAGAACGACGTTCGCGATCCGGTTCTGGTCCCGGTACTGAGGATTGGAGGCAGGCTCCACCATGATCCGCGCGGCGAAGACGATGCCATCGAGATGCTTGAGCCCGGGCAGCACCCGCTTGGCCTTGGCGTCGGGGCTCTCATCCCTGGGATCGAGCCCGAGAGCGCTGTCGACCATCGCTCGAAAGGTGGACTTGGAGATCTTCCAGCCGATCGACTGGCCCTTCTCGTCGACCTTGCCGCCCGCCACGGTGAAGCTCTGCCAGAACTTCCGCCGGGCGTGCGGCCCCTCAAGGATCGTGAACTCACAGTCCAGCATCTTCGCGTCGCTCGACTGCGAGGCCTTCAGGAGCTTGGCGTCCATCGGCGTGGCGCCGTCGACGCCGCCGGGGCGGACGGTCAGGCGCACCTTGGCGAAGGTGCCGTCGGGGATAAGCTCGCCGATGGGGGCCATCTGCGGCTGGGCGTCGTTGAGATCGTAGCTCATGGGTCTGTCCTTTGCGTCTGGATCAGGAAGGGGTGGCGGATTCAGCGGGTGCCAGGCCGTCGATCTTGGCGATCAGCGCGCCGAGATCGGGCGGCTCGGTGGTGTCGAGCCGGCCGGAGCGGTCCTTGGCGGGAAGGCCCCAGGGGTTGCCGGAGCGGCAGACGAGGCGGCGCTCGGCGGAGGATTCGTCGAGGGTCCAGTCGCCCTTGGCGTCGCGGCCGAAGAGCTGCATCGAGACGACCTGGTCGACGATGCCCGGCAGCTCGCGCCCGGCCTTCGTGCCCTCCATCTGCGGTTGCCACGTCGTCGCGCCGAACTCGTCGGCGACCTTCTCGAGCACGCCGACGAAGATCACCGTCTTGCCCCGGGCATGCTGGAGATGCTTCAGCGCCTGGATCACCTCGCGGCCGAGGAGCCCGTAGGCGCCGCGGACATCCGGCTTGCCGGTCCGCTCGGAGAAGGCCTCCGGCTGCTGGCGGGCATAGGCCATGGCCTGCCGCGTCAGATCGGTGATCGAATCGACGAATATGATCCGCTTCCGGGCGAGGAAGTCCTCGATGCCGGTGCCGAGATACTGCTGCTGCAGCCAGGCGTGATACTCGGCGCCGTACCAGGATTGCGGATGCTGGGCCGGATCGTGCCCGCCGATCAGCACGGCGAGGTCGCGGAAATCGGTGAAGCTGCGCACCGGGATCGAGTCCCCGCGCCAGTCCTGCACCGATTTCATGCCCGCTTCGAGATCGAGGCAGACGGTCTCCTCGGCGGGCAGGGATTTCAGGAGCGTCGTCTTGCCGACGCCGGGCGGGCCGAAGATGGCGAGCGAGGTCTTGTTCTCGGCGGCAGAGAGCCGTTCGTCGGCGGTGATGATGCGGAAGGCCATGGGGTTCTCCGGATGTGAATTCAGGGTGCGCGGCGGCGGGGGTGACCGGGTGCCGAAGGGGAACCTGCCCGGCGTTGCCGCTCGGGCGTCCCGCCGCCGCGCGTCACCGGTCTCGAGCCTCGAGCCGGAAGACGGGTTTGCCGGTGGTCTCGCTGCGTGCGTCCGCGAAGCCGTCGCGCATCGCCGCGGGCCAGGCGCTGTAGCGCCGCTCGGGCACGCGATAGGCGATCTCGAGATACTCGGTCGGGTCATCGCCGGCGGCGCGGATGCGCTCGGCCATGGCGGCGAGCCGGTCCTGATCCCAGGAAACCTTCTTCGGCAGGTCGGCGACGATCACGACGCCCTCGTCCTCGACCCGCACGGTGCCGCTGGTCTTCCCCTGAGCGGTCCGCTCGGCCGCGGCGGCGCTCTCGTAGCGCTGTGCGATCCCGGCCTCGAGCCGGTCCCGAAGCCGCTTCACGCGGGCGGTCTCGGCGAACGCCGTCGTCTGCAGGTCCAGCAGCATCTCGGGCGGCAGCGCCGCGATGTCGCCGAGAGCGAAGCGGTCAAGGTCGTCGAAGCGGGGGGCGTTGTCGGGGTGCGGCATGTCGGGGTCTCCGTTGGAAGGGAATGCCAGGGCCATCACGCGGCGCGCTCTTCGAGGAGCAGCGCCGAGAGCGAGGGAGCGGCGGCCTTCGGTCTGGGCCGGGCGACGGCGATGTAGGCGAAGCGGTCGGGGCCCACGCGCTCCTGCACGAGGTGGACAAGGCCCTTCTCGAAGGCGCCCAACGCGGCCTGACCGAGATCGGCAAGCTGACGGCGCTCGGGCTCGGGCAAGGTCGAAATCACCGGCGTGACATCGATCCCGAGAAAGCCGCAGTGGTACTCGATCCTGGCGCCAGCTTCGGCCTGTGCGATCCAGGCGTAGAGCTCGACATCAGTGAGCCGCGGCCTCGCAACGCGGGCGCCGATTGGAGTTGCGGCGACCATCAGCACAGCCGCGCAGTCCGCTGGTGCGTGGCACCATGACCGGTGTCCCGCGCCGGGTCCGCGGTCAGACGGCGGGGCGTGTGACCGACGCGCGCGACGGCCTCGCTGATCTTCAGCGCAAGCTGAAGCTGGCTCTGCTCGAAGGCCTCGATGTCGGCGAGCCGGTAGAGCACGCGCCCGCCGAGCTTGAGGAAGGCCGGTCCTTGGCCGCCGTAGCGCCAACGCTCGAGCGTGCGATGGGAGATTCCCCAGCGCCGGGCCAGCTCTTTCTGGTTCAGGCAATGCCTCTGCAGCATCGGTGTCTCCTCTCGTTGTCGAGGAGACCATGCGAAATTCTGCTGTGGGATGTCGTCAGGATCGGCGGGGGATGCGGAGGGGGATCAGTCGGCCCTTGCAGGACTGGCGTTTGGCGGCCGGCGGGGCGCCGTCATCCCCCACCATCCCTCACTCGTCCCCCTCCCGATCCCACAGGGGACCGGGCGGCAGGGGAGCGGTCAGTCGAGATTCAGACGATAGCCGCCCCGCCGGTCGGAGCGGATCAGATGCCGCCAGTCCTTCTGCGACTTGAAGACGTCGGCCATGCGCAGGCTCTTCGAGCCGGCGCGCGACAGGATCGCCTTGCCGTTCTGCCAGGGCTCTCCAGCCTGCGCGGCCTCGTGCAGCGCGCGCACGACTTCTGCCTGGATCGGGCCCAGCTTGAACCGGCATCCATTGCAGCGGACCTCGAAGTAGTCAGCCGAGTGGATGAAGGTGGCCTCCTCCATCGGCTGTCCGCCCGGCGAAAACCCGGTCTCGATCTCGAATCGGTCGCGTTCATCGCGTCTTAGGAGCAGATCACCGATCATGACGAGGACAGGCTGCGCATCGCCCCAGGTCGTCGCGTAGTCGGCCTTCGGCGCTCGAAAGCTCTCGAGATGGACCTCGCCGCATCGGAAGAGCTGGAAGACATCGCGGGCGTGGAGATCGAGCAGACCGCTGTAATGGCTCTGTTCGTGCGGCACTCGGTAGGGTTCACCGTCGGCGGCTTCTTCATAGTCGCCAAACTCGATCGGCACACCGAACACGCGCACCGACAGACGGAGCTTGTCGTTCTCAGCGAGGTAGATCAGGTCCGCTTCCGTGATCTGCCAGCGCTCGAGGATCTCGGGGAGCGTGAAGTACGATTTGTCGATGTGCATTCACTGCCCTCCGCGCCGATTCCCGTGTAAGATGTTTACCTTCTGTTCTTATTCGCTTGACGGGCTTCGATCAATCCGATTTTATCCTACTTCATCCACAGATGGGTGGGGATGACATGACCGAGCACCACACGCTTTCCGACCGCCTCAGGGCCCGGGCCAGTCAGCTCGGGATCAGTCCTGCCCACGTCGCCGAGATGGCCGGCGTGAACCGTTCCTTCGTCTACGACATCCTCCGTGGCCGTTCAGCCCGCCCCGGCATAGACCGGCTGGCAGAGGTCGCCCGCGTGCTGAAGGTCGATCGCGACTGGCTGATCCACGGCATTGGCGAGGTGGAGGGGAAGCCCCCCTTCTTGGACAATCCTGACGACGCCTTCGTGGCCATCGCCCACGCCACCCCGCGCCCAGCAATGGGCGGCGGCGCGGTCGTGACCGAGGACGGCGACACGCCCGGCCGCGTCTACCACTTCCGCCGCTCCTGGATCCGGAACAGCCTCAAGGCCAGCCCGTCGCAGCTACGCATCATGCATGTCGAGGGCGACAGCATGGCGCCGACGCTCCTGAGCGGCGACGCAGTGCTGGTCGACATGACCCGCCGCACGCCCAACCCGCCCGGCATCTTCGTGCTGGACGACGGGATGGGGCTGGTGGCCAAACGGCTCGAGCACATCCCCAACAGCGACCCGCCCGCAGTGCGCGTCATCTCCGACAACAAGCACTACCCCGAATACGAAAGAACCGCCGACGAGATTCATATCGTCGGCCGCATCCGTTGGTTCGCGCGGGAGTTATAGCTGTGGCAGGTGACGAAGAATTGGATGACCTTCTCGAGCTGGCCGGCTGCTGCTTTCGGGATGCTATGAGGGTCGTCGATATCGAGGCGTTCTTCTCCAGACGCGACGTCCCACTTGCAGAAGGGACCAGCAAGAAGACGGTCGCCCAGAATACGCTTGCGAGCCTTCCACGAGCAAAGGCGCTGGATCTGGCCCTCGAGTTTGCGCGAGAACGGCGGGATATTGGCCTGCAGGACAGGGTGTACCTCCTGCAAGACAAGGACCAGCCGGAAATCTCCGCGATCACTCGCGACCGAGTGGCCGATCGTCTTGGTGTGGGGATCCATGGACAAGGCATTCGTCCGGACGTGATCGAGGAGCTCTTTGATCTGAGTTCGCCAGCCGACTTCTTCGAGGGGCCCACCAAGACCGAGGAACTCAGACAATACGCGACTGGCGCGGCCCCGTTGTGGAATGCGAAGGAGGTCTTCGAATTCATCGGGGCAATAACATGTCCTTCGAGGAGGTTTGCGCAGCTGATTGAGACCGCTCTGGATCCCCGGTTTCGTGATGCCGACGGCCAGGCTGCGCTGGCAGCGGACTTGACCCGCATCCTGCAGCTCGATGGTTACGAGGTTGCTCAGACAGGAGAGGTCTCGGGCCGCGCAACATTCTCGGTACGCCCCGTTCGCCGCGGCGTCGACGGGCGGCCGAAGAACCTGATCTTCGCTTCCAACGGACCAAAGCCGAGGCTCGGGTTCTCGGATGCGATCGACAACGAAGTCGTCGTGCTCGAACATGTCGACAGCTGCCTCATTTACGAGCGCCCCATCGGCAATGGGTTGTCATGGCTCGACCTAGTCCGTTGGTGGATGGAGCAAAAGGGGCTCGCCGACCTCGCTGAGGCACACACCAGCCTCGGGCGTCGTCTACTTGCCTCGCTTGACGACGGTCCTGAGCAGGAATTCTTCAAGGCGTACTTTCGCAATTTCGCTGAGCGACTTGGAGACCAGCTGCCGGCGCTCATCCCGCAGGTCTACCTGCACTACGATCCGGAGATCGCCAGGCGTCTCGCGGACAAACGCGTTTTGTTCCGGCAGCGCATGGACTTTCTGATGCTCTTGCCTGGCCGACAGAGGGTCGTCCTCGAGATTGACGGCAAGCACCACTATGCGAAAGGTGAGCGTGCCGATCCCGGTCTGTACGCCGAAATGGTTGCGGCTGATCGAAACCTTCGCCTCCGCGGCTACGAGGTGTTTCGGTTCGGGGGCTCGGAATTCTCTCACCCGAAGGGATCGATGCAGGAATCTGTCGACGAGCTTGTGAAGTCGTTCTTCGAGGAGCTGTTCGTGGCCCATCGGGTAGGATAGCGCATCCCAAGAACACCGCAGAGTTACGCAGCACTCCTCTAAGCATCTGAAAGCAATTGTTTTCAGGGTGCGTGCGGGTAGCGTTTCCCCATGAGAAACGCGCCGACATATCCGCGGCTGGGCTCGAACCCACTGCCTCCAGACCAGATGACCCCCGCCGAGCGTCGCGCCGAGCTGTGCGGCCTGCTGGCGCTGGGGCTGATCCGGCTGCGGATGCGGGATGGTGGCGAAGTATCTGACGATACTGGAGAAAGTTGCCTACACTATCCGCCCGACCAATGCCGTCATGCAACTCCAACTCACCGGAGAAATGCATGAACAAGCCCGATCCGATCCCCGCGCGCCTGGCCGCGCTCAAGAACACGTCGACGCCCGACCTGAAGAAACAGTGGCGCGATCTGTTCGACAGCGAGCCGCCGCCGTTCAACCGCCGTTATCTCGAAAGCCGCATCGCCTATCGCATCCAAGAACTCGCCTATGGCGGGCTGAAACCCGAGACCGTCCGGCGGCTGGAACGGCTGGGCGAGGAACTGGACGGCGGCGACAAGAAGAAGCGCGGCATCCGCCTCGACCGCGACCGCCCCATCGCGGGCACGCGGCTTCTGCGCGAATGGCAGGGCGTCGAATACGTCGTGACTGTCACCGCCGACGGTTTCGAATGGCAGGGACGCCCCTACAAATCGCTGTCCGCCATCGCGCGCGCCATCACCGGCACCCGCTGGAATGGATGGGTGTTCTTCGGCCTCAAGAACCACAGGGGGCGGACATGATGAAGCCGCCTGAAAAATCGAAGGTCGTCCGAAAGCTGCGCTGCGCGGTCTACACCCGGAAATCCTCGGAGGAAGGGCTGGAGCAGGAGTTCAACAGCCTGCATGCCCAGCGCGAGGCCTGCGAATCCTACATCGCCAGCCAGCGGTCCGAGGGCTGGGTGCTGGTCCGCGATCAGTATGACGACGGCGGCATCTCCGGCGGCACGTTGGAACGCCCCGGCCTGAAGCGGCTGATGGCCGACATCGAGGACGGACTGGTCGATGTGGTGGTGGTCTACAAGATCGACCGCCTCAGCCGGTCACTCGCCGATTTCGCTAAGCTGGTCGAGGTGTTCGATCGGAATGGTGTGACCTTCGTCTCGGTGACCCAGTCCTTCAATACGACCACGTCGATGGGGCGGCTGACGCTGAACATCCTGCTGTCCTTCGCCCAGTTCGAGCGCGAGGTGACGGCTGAGCGCATCCGCGACAAGGTCGCCGCCAGTCGGAAGAAGGGGATGTGGATGGGTGGGGTGCCGCCCTTCGGCTACCGGGTGGAAAACAGGAAGCTGCTGGTTGACGAGCCCCCCGCTGCGCATGTGCGCTGGATCTTCGCCCGCTTCATCGAGATCGGATCCTGCACGCTGCTGGCCCGCGAGGGCGCGCGAGGCCTCGGAACTCCGCGCGGCAACCGGATCGACAAGAAGTACCTCTACCGGATGCTTTCGAACCGCGCCTACCTCGGCGAGGCGGTGCACAAGGGCGACAGCTACCCCGGCGAACACGAAGCCATCATCGACCGCGAGACATGGGACCGCGTCCACGCCATCCTGCAGGAAAGCCCGCGCAAGCGCGCCGCGCGCACCCGCGCCGAAACGCCCGCGCTGCTGAAAGGGCTGCTGTTTGGGCCCGATGGCGCAGCCTTCTCGCCGACCCACACCCGCAAGGGCGGGCGTTTGTATCGCTACTATGTCAGCCAGACGGTGCTGAAGCACGGAGCCGGGTCTTGCCCTGTCGGCCGCGTGCCCGCGGGTGAGATCGAGGCTGCCGTCATCGATCAGCTCCGCGCCGTGTTCCGGCAGCCCGAGATCGTGGCGGGGACATGGAAGGCAGCGCGTACGCAGGACGACGGGATCACCGAGGCCGACGCTCGCGCAGCCCTCCAGAAGCTCGATCCGTTGTGGGATGAACTGTTCCCGGCGGAACAGGCGCGCATTGTGGCCCTGTTGGTCGAACGGGTCGATATCGGCACAGATGGGCTGAACGTCAGACTGCGCGTCGATGGGCTCGGAAATCTGGCTCGCGAGATGCTGACCAGTGACGTTGAGGCCGCAGCATGACTCGCGGGGCTCCGATCTCCGACACGGTGACGCTCCACGTACCGTTCCGCGTCGTGAAGCGCGGCGGGCGCAAGGAAATGCATCTGCCCGATGGTGTCCGGCCAGACCGCAAGGCGGACAACACGCTGGTCAAGGCACTGGCCCGTGCGTTCCGATGGAAGCGGATGCTCGAATCCGGGGAGTTCGCCACCACCGCAGAATTGGCCGAAAGCGAGGGGATTGCGCCCTCATACATGACCCGCGTGCTGCGCCTGACACTGCTCGCACCCGACATCGTTGAAGCGATCCTGGACGGCAAGCAGGGGCCGGAGGTGACGTTGGGACGGTTGCTGGAGGGGTTTCCGGCGGATTGGGAGGGACAGCATCTCGACACAATCGTAGGCAGGGGCTACTTGTCGGATAACAAGCCTCTCGCGCAAGCATAG